GGAGAGAGCGCTGTGCGACAACGGTGGTGGGGAGATGCCCTTGTCGTTTGCGGTTGCTGCTGTTGCTCGTTGATTTTTACTGACACGCGACCACCCGCCGTTGCGACACGGCGGAGACTCGCCCGCCTTCGCATTGAGGGCGGTAGTCAAAAAGGGGAAACGAAAATGACCGCCGCGTCAATACCGATGAAATGGGCAGACAATCCGAGCCATCCCGGCAGCATGTTGCACTGCGCCTGCTGTGGCAGAGCCATCAAAGGCAAGGCGGTCTATGTCGAGGTTATCGACGGCGGGTACTCTGTGGCAGCCCCCGGCCTCGGCCCGGACACGAACGACTCCGGCTATATGGGGTTCTTTCCCGTCGGCCCTAGCTGCGCCAAAAAGCACTTCAAGGGATTTACCCACGCCTAAATCGCCAGCACTCTGTCGAGTGCGGCAAACACAAGCTGGCCCCGCGAGGGCCAAGGAGAAAACGATGCTCACAGATCAGAAACTAGCCGCGGCCTATAAAATGGCCGCTGATGCCGCCCATGCGGCCTATCTCGCCGCGAAAGAGTCCGCCGAGGCCGCGCTCGTGGCCTATACCGCCGCGAACGAAATCGCTTGGGCAACCAAGACAGAGGCGGACTGTAAAGTTGCCAACGCGGTCCAATTGCATGGATTCGCCACAGCCTATGCGGCGCTCTTGGTCGCCGAAGACGAGGCCAGAGCCGCCGAGGCCAGAGCCGAGGCCGCCGAGGCCAAAACCTACGCCAGAGCCTCCTAATCCGCGACCACCCGCCTCTACCCTGGGGCGGACACTCGCCCGATTGGTCTGCAAATTTTCCTAACAATCGCAGTTGACTGCAATATCGCAAACAGCGTAGTGCATAGGGAGGATCCTGGCGTGTGGTGCTTAATCTTTGTCACCTAGCAGTAATGCAACACGAACGATCCAATCGTCCAGGATTCTCCTTTTGGTCGTGCGACCACCCGCCCCCGCACGGGGGCGGAGACTCGCCCGCTTTCACGTCGAAAGCGGCAACACAAGCTGGCCCCTGACAGGGCCTGGAGAATGCAAAATGCTCATTTCACAAATCACTTCCTTGACTCAATCGACTCGCCAACTCAGCGAATCGCAAATCGCTGCCCTGGCCCCTCTGGTTGGCTACTTGGCCGATTGGACCAGAATGGGATTCACCACCGAAGACTCCTCCTATCGCCTCCAGTGCAGAGCGAACGCACTGGCGGGAATTGGCGAGCGCCTCGCTGCCGGCCTGCTTGGTGGCAGTCTTGCCGAATCCGTAGAAAAAGAAGTGTGCGAAATCACCCAGCGAAGCTGCGAAGGCAGCACCTTCCGCGAAGCCTTTGCCGCAGAGATCTCAGCCGTGCTGTCGCTCACTGTCTAACCGGCACTTCCCCGCGACCACCCGCCTCTACCCTGGGGCGGAGACTCGCCCGCCCTCACATCGAGGACGGCAAACACAAGGGAAACACAATGAAGATCGTCAGCAAACTAACTCAGTATGAAGAACTTTCCAATGCCATCGGCCGTTGTTATGAAGACCGTGGTTTTAAGACGGTCAAGTTGATTCACCCTGACAACCGAACGCAAATAGGCGTGCCAGGCAAGCTTGTAAAGCGTTACACCAGTGCCGGTGTTTGCAACTCATTTGGCGGGGGTGTCCCTCCATTGGTGCAAATAGCTCCATTGTATCATTTTGTTTTGAACGGACGGTTCAACACTCTCTCGGACAACTAGTTCATAAAGGACAACAAACATGACCAAAACAAAAACCAAAAAGATGGTACCGATCAAACCCCAGCAGGAAGTTGGAGTGATCCTCACAATCGAACTGCCAAAGACAAACCTGCCAAACGGCAAACCAAAGTCACTTGCCGAGGCGTTTCCTGTTGATCCCATACCCACTGACCTCCCACCTAGACCGCGAGCGACAGGCGATCCGACCAAGACCGTCGAGACACCCAATCCCGCTGTCGATCCGAAGGCGGCGAAGAAACTTCGGAAGCAGCAACGCAAGGGCGACATGCTCTGGGTAACGTCTGATACCAAAACTATCGTTTCAATCGTTTGGACTAAAACCGAGTCTGGTTACTACGACCGCTGGCTCGTGAAGTATGACGATGGTGCAGAATCACTTGTCGCTGATTTGTCCATCATGTGTTCCCGCGAGCATGCCAACCATCATTTGAAGGTGGGACCAACCGCACACCGCGACAAAATCCCCAACAAGGAATATGCGGCAGTGTTGGCGATTGCCCGAGACGACGCGGCACGCAAGGCCAAGCATTATGGTACATCGCTCAAGAACTTTATGAGCAGCGAGAGCGTGCAAGTTGAGATCGACGGGAAACTCATCAAGAAAGCGGAAAAGGAAACTCCGTTGACCGATGAGCAGTTGGTGTTAGCAAAGAGGGTTGCCGAGCTGGCCAATAAACTTGAAACCTCACCGGCAACATTTGTGATGTTGCCAATCAAGCTTGAAAAACTTGGGAAGGTTCCCGAGTTGTACGACCTGGGTAAGTATGGGATCAACGAGAATGAAGTTACAATTCATATCTTGCAGAAGGCAACTCAAATCTTTCGACGTTTGGAACCAAAGATTGACGGGGTGGCATTATCGCAGGTTGGCAAGCCTACAACAATCAAGGAAAGTGAATCCAAGCCAGCAAAGAAAACCAAGGAGGAGCCCAAAGAGAAAAAGGTGAAGGTCCTAGATGCGATGGGCAGTCGCATCGGATCGGAGGAGGCAAAAGTCAATGCGGTCGTTCTCGCCTACACCAAACCATTCGCACTTGAGGAGGTGTTGAAGAAATCAGGTGTCGAGGAGGAATGTGTTGTTGCTCAAATCTTGGAGTTGGAGGATCGAGGTTGGATCACACTTAAAAACGGAAAGTATGCTCTCACCTCCTAATGAAGGATTCAATCATGTTGACACGAACCAAAAACGATTCCATCGAACGCCTGCTAATCCGTTTGCCAATTGCAATCCGTCAGAAGTTCGCCCGTCCCGCAAAGCCCGAGATTGTTCACGACATCTACGGGCAGACCGAGATGCAAATTTTGCATCGAGCTTGTTTTGAGATTGGTTATGCGATGGATAAAGATCTCAACGGCAACTGGTACGAGTTTGCTTCCCGTATTGGGTTGACACTCTCAGACATGCAGACGATTCTTGATCGTATGCAAGAGTTGGGCTACTCGACCGACTGTTCCATTTTCTAACCACAAAGGAGAATGACAATGAAGACTTATCCACGTGTGCTTTCGTTTTGGACCGCACAAGTAGGCGATCCGATTAGAATACGTCCGAGCTATCCCAACAAGAATTTGCGAGGGTGGTTTGGTGTTGTCAGTGAGAAGTCACAGCATCGCAATGGCTACGGTATTGTGCTCAAGGTACGATTGCTTGGGCACAATAAAGTCGTGCTGCTTCGCGTACCGTGCGAACATATCGAGTTGTTGTCCCTATCCCAAACCGAGGAGTAAACAATGGTCCCATTTTCTTTCAACAACTTATCCGAGCTGAGTCACTGGTTGAAACAGCAAGCGGATAAATCCAATCGCAAGATTACCACCCTCGCTCGCAACAAATCCGACCGGCAGTTTTATGTTGGTCAGAAAATGGCGTTTGTGATGCTATCGGAGATGATCGACAGTGGCGAGTTGGTCATCATTGATCCACATGCTGAAGACCGATGCGAAGGAAAATACTAATGCACGCAACCACCAAGAAAATCGCCTTCGCTTTTGAGCAAGGCGTCTTCTACGCCTATGGCAAAAGGTTACGACCAGTCATGCATCAACAACTCTTCGAGATGCTTGACGATATGGCCTTGGCGTTGGCTCATCGTTTTGTTGTTGAGAAGGAAGAATCATTGAAGGAAGCGTCGTGGATCCTCAGTTCAATCTGCGACGACTACCGCGTTCCCATTCCCGGTATGAAATCAAGGAGTAGAAAATGACTGCTAATGCTCTGAGCGAACATGTAATTACCGACTCATTTGAAGAGGTTGAAAAACTGATCTATTACACCATCCATTTGTTTGTGAAGAAGTACGGTGGTCGATTTGAGGATCAAATCGAGCACGCGGGGTTGGCGTTTATGATTGCCTGGCGGAAGTATGATCCAACTGCAGGCATGACGTTCGCTTCCTACGTGCGATACGTTCTGTTCAACCTGTTACTCGATATTAAACGAAAGGAGACGCGACGTTGCACAAAACTCATATTTGAAGCTGTGAATCTCGATACGCTTTCCATTCTGCCCGACTTCAAGAAATCAAGATTTCTTGACGAGCTTTCAAACGATGCTCACAAAGTAGTGCAATTAGTTCTGGCGACGCCGCCGGGATTGCAGCGTGAAATTGCCGCAGTTAAAACACCGCGAACGATCAAATGGATTTTGCGTCGGCATCTCAGGACATTGGGATGGACCGCGGATCGTATTTCCGAATCCTTTAACGAAATTAGGAGGGCGTTATGAAGAAAATTGATGCAGATGATTTGTGGTTGGAGTTTCTCGTTCCTGTAAAAGGAAGCAACCCCAACGATTTCCAAATCTGCGGTCTCTGTGGCAACCACGGGATTGTTAAACTCGGTCGGGACAAAACCCCCGCCGGTGCGGAACTGGTACAATCGGATGCTTATTGCATCTGTCCCAATGGCAGAGCATTGAAAATGAAAAAAGGAAGAGGTAGGCTATGACCAATCCCTACCCATTCCAATCCGAAGACATGAAACGGATGGAACATTTTGAAGGGCGGGTTTTGCTGGCGTGGGAGATGGGATTGGGCAAATCGTTCCAATCCCTACTTTACGCAAAGCAAAACAATTTAAGTCCTGTTATTATCGTCTGCCCGGCATCACTCAAATGGAATTGGGAACGTGAGGCGGCGAAGCATGTTCAAATGCGAGCCGAGATCATCGAAGGCACCAAGGCTCCCAAAACCAAATGGACTCTGACTCGTCCTAAAATTGTGATAATCAACTACGATATTTTGACTCCGCAGTGGATTAAACTACTGCGGAGACTCAAACCGCAGTTGGTTATTGTAGATGAAGGACACTACATCCAGTCTATAAAGACGCGGCGAACAAAGGCGGTCAAAAAGTTGTGCAAAGGAATCAAGTATATCTTGTGCTTGACGGGCACGCCAATGACCAATCGCCCGAGAAATCTATGGCCGATGTTGAACCTTTTGCAACCCAATCACTTCCCAAACTTTCACGAGTTTGGGCATCGCTATTGTCGTCCTGAATGGACACGCTGGGGTTGGAAGTTCGACGGCGCTTCCCACTTGGATGAACTCAGGGATATGTTGCACCTGACTTGCATGATTCGCCGACTTAAAACTGAAGTGCTCAAGGAGCTGCCCGAGAAGCAACGGATTGTGATACCAATGTCTATTCAAAAGCGAAGTGAGTATGACCATGCCTTGCAAGATTTTGCTGCCTGGTTGCGACAAACGCATCCCGGTGTTTCGCGACGGATTCTCAAAGCCGAGGAATTGGTTAAGGCGGGTTATCTCAAAAGACTTGTAGCAGAGTTAAAATTGCCCGGTGTGTTTGAATGGGTTGAGAACTTTTTGCAGGACACGGATGGCAAGTTGATTTTGTTTGCGATCCATACCAAGATCATTCGGGCTTTGCATGAGAAGTTCAAGAATTGTTCAACCTATGTGGATGGCTCGGTGACGGGTCGCAAACGACAGGTGGCAATCGACCAATTTCAACACGACAAGAAAACTAGGATTATCGTGGGGCAGTTGCAAGCAGCGAGCGTTGGGTGGAATGGCACGGCCGCGACCGCGGTTGCTTTTGCCGAGTTGGGGTGGACACCGGGCGAGCACGATCAAGCCGAAGGTCGTGCTCATCGCATTGGGCAACATAATGCAATCTCTTGTTACTACTTAGTAGGCAGAAATACGATTGAGGACAAGCTTTGCAAGTTGTTGCACAGCAAGCAAAAGAACTTGACCCGAATTCTCGACGGCAATGGCGATGGTTTGGGATCAAGTGCATTTGAGGAACTTCTAGTCAATATCAAGAAAGGAAAGTGAAATGGAAGTCGTTATCAACACTTGCTTCGGTGGATTTGGTTTGAGTAAAGAGGCGCTCGCCCGTATGAATGAAATAGGAGAACTTGATTGGCGTGAGGAGAACCGATCCTCTCCATTATTAGTTCAAGTGGTAGAGGAGATGGGCGCTCGGGCGAATGGATCCCATGCAAGATTGAAAGTAGTTGAGATTCCAGATGGAACGGACTGCATAATTGAAGAGTACGATGGCAAAGAACGGATTGTCGAAACGCATCGTGCATGGTTCTAATTCTTAAAATAGAAAGGAGGTAGCAATGACAACAATCCAAAAACCCAACAAGTCCGTTTTGTTCATTCGGGATCTACCAAGAACCCTCAAGAACAAATTCAAGGCATGGTGTGCCAACCGAGGCGTCACCATGCACGACAAAATCAAGGAGTTGATGCGAGACACTGTCAAGGGAGGATAGTTAGATGGAACTTGGGACAACATTCAAGATGCCAAAACTGCCAGGACGCCAAGCAAATTTAGTTTGGACTATCGTCGATATTGGAATTGTGTTTGTTGTCATCCGAGCTCCCAATAATGATACCAAATCACTTCTCCTCCATGAGGTAGAAGCGATTCTTGCCGATCCTAAACCCAAAAAGAGCAAGTATGTCAAAACGGATCGTAAGGCCAAGTCGCCCAAATCCCAAAAACTAAGGAGGAATGTTGCTTGAGTACTTTTGCTGAACTGCTTTTGGAGCATGGGGTGCACCACAAAACCGAAGGGCATGGATGCCGCCCAGGCTGGGTCCAATTTCAGTGTCCTCACTGTGGTGGTGGTCGGGACAAAAACAAACTCTACTGCGGCTATTCAATCGACAACAATTTCTGCAACTGTTGGAATTGTGGATCTCATTCAACAATCGAAACTTTGGTGTTGTTGACGGGGTTGGCCCGTGGTGATTGTTACGACCTCGTAAAATCGTTTGTAACGCGATTACCTCACGCCTCCCGCGTTTCGACCGTCAATTGCACCCTGAGCACGCCAAAAGGGCTACAACCCTGTACAACGCAACACAGGCGATATATGAAAGGACGAGGGTTTGACCCCGATGAGATAGTTAAACTGTGGGGCTTGCAGGCTTTGGGGTTGTCCGGGTTTTTATCGTGGCGGATTTTCATCCCGATTGTCTATCACGGCAGGATGGTGAGTTGGACGACTCGCACGATTGGCGATCAGGAACCGCGATATATTTCTGCTCGACCTGACCAGGAGTTAGTCTCGATAAAGCAATCTTTGTTGGGCGAAGATTATGTGCGAGACGTTGTCATCGTGGTGGAAGGACCGTTCGATGCCATGCGGGTTGGTCCTGGTGCGGTGGCATTATTTGGAAATGCAGTGTCGCCGGCCCAAATTAAAAAGCTGAGTCAGATTCCTACACGGGTAATCTGCTTGGACAATGAAACAGAGGCTCAGCGGAGAGCGTGTAAATTGTGTTCCTTATTGGAACCTTTTCCAGGGCGAACTATCAATGTCGTGTTGGATGCCAAGGACCCTGGCTCGGCGTCTGAACACGAAATCCAATTACTAAGAAGGAGTTTTTTGAAATGAAGGACAAACTGATAACAGACTTGATTTGGGTTTTTGCAGCCATCGCTATGCTGGGTACAATAGGAGTGTTATTGGTAATTATAACACTTCCAACGAGTCCTGCGGTAGCAGAAAGATCAGTCGTCAACTCACAACAAACCAAATATCAACGGATCAAATGGGAATCTAAACCTATGTATGATGGGATATCCGAATCCGATCCGGGATATGGATATGTATTTGCGTATGAAGGCCACAAGTACATTGTGATTGACAGTGGACATGGCGGAATTGCAATTTGTCCAGCAAAGTGAGAAATCATTGACACGTTGAATGAAATGTGCATGATGTTTGCACGTTTAGGTTGTTGCACGGCCCAAACGATTCGCAATTTGAAACAGCACCTCATCACAAGCCTCTAGGGCCGTGCAAAGCAAAATGCTTGTGGTGAGGTGTTTTCTTTCATAGGATCAATTCCATGGATGACGAAGTTCCAAAAACTCAAAACTATTTAAGCATACCAGCGGATATCTACCAGTTGGTTGTTGAACATAAAGTGTTGAGCGTGGTCGAGGCGTGGTTGCTCGCCAACATTTACAACCGCAGTCGGGGCAAGGAGCCGTTCTATGGTACCAACGCTGGACTTGGGCGATTATGTCGTTTGAGTAAACATCGTGCTCGTGAGATTGTCGCCAAGTTGATTCGACTCGGGTTGTTGAAGAACATCGGTTATCGAACTATGAAGAATGGGAGGCAACGATTATTGAGGTGTGCTCTGCATGGGGTCTCATTAAAGGATGGAATTACTCCAATTGAAGATGTTGGGGGTGTGTTGGAAAACCAACACACCCCCATGTTGGAAAACCAACACACCCCCATGTTGGAAAACCAACACCATATAAAGAAAGCATTAAAAACAAAGACAAAGAAGAAAAATATACCCCGTTTTCCTTCCAATGGGAGTGAGGATATGTCATTTGAACTAAATGTCCCTTCATCCAAAGATAAAGTCAATCTGAAGGAAGTATCATCATCCGAGTTCGATTTGCAATGGGCTGCCAGGATCAAGAAGGTAATAAATGAAAATTGGGCTATTGTGAAGTGGAGAATTTCAAAGCAGGTTAAGTTCATCACCATCTTGAGAAAACGTCACGGGGAAGAACAAGTCCAAAAGGTTTTGGATTGGTATTGCTCAACCGTCAAGAAAACAACCAAACTCAAAATACCAGATTGTGAACGTCTGCTCAGACCAAAAGTATGGCTGTGGTTACTCGCCGATTACGAGAAGTGGGACCAACGTGAGAAACCAATTCCAATCTCAGAGGAAGCAATTTCCATCGTCAAAAGTTTGGGGTCCGCCGCCGGCCTCAACAAAGAAGACTTGCAACGGGTTACTCAAATCAGTCTCGATAATTACAAAGCGTTCCGCAAAAACCTGGCTGACTATGCACTTGCCACCAAGGATAAAGACACCCATCGAGAGAAAAGATTGCACTTGTTGGCCGATTACTTGAGCAATGGTGGTATGTCCAGTCGTGTAGGAGTAGTGACAAACTGGTTGCGGGAGTTTATCGACAAAGTTGAGTTCGTGCAGGACAAGCATGAAACAACGTGGAAAGGAAATCTGATGGAGCAAGTATTGTCACTCGACTCTCAGCGGTTTCAGGATTACGGACGCACTCTCACCCAGAGGTTCGGAATGAAACCCAAGGATTGGGATCTTTTACTCAAGGAGCTAAAACGTGAAACAAGTTGAGCATATTGACGGCGGTACCGAACGGACGTTGCTAATCGGTTTGATTGTCGATTCCAAGTTGCTGAAGAGAATTGCCCCCAAATGGGAAGGGCAGGGATTATTCAATGCCCGGTGGAGTAATTTGATTGCTGGTTGGTGTCTGACATTTCTCAACAAGTATGATCGAGCACCCGGCAAAGCAATTCAATCGTTGTTTCAAAGCTGGGCCATCAAAACTAAGGACAATGAAACCATCCAAATCATCGAAACCTTTTTGCGGGGTCTCTCCGAGGAATATGAAGATGGTTTGGAAATGTCAACGGCCTATCTGATCGACCTGGCTGGACAGCATTTCAACAAGGTGCGTCTCAAGCAACTCAATGATGAAATGACGGCTTTGCTTGAAACTGGCAAAACCGAAGAAGCCGAGGAACGACGGTCGCAATATCGTCCGATTGCATTGGGCATCGGTTCAAGAATCAATGTGCTTGAGGATCAAGATGCGATTCGTGAGGCTTTTGAATCCCGCGTCGATCCGATGGTTGTTTATCCTGGGGCATTGGGTAACTTCTTCGGCGCCTCCTTGGAACGTGGAGCCTTTGTGGCGTTTTGGGCACCGGAGAAGCGGGGCAAGTCCTATTGGCTGCTCGATCTCGCTTGGCGAGCGATGCAACAAAAACGACGGGTGGCGTTCTTCGAGGTTGGTGATCTTGGCAAAAAGGCTATGATGCAACGCTTTATGGTGCGAGCATCTCGACAATCGTTTGAGGCGACGATAGTTAAGATTCCCAAATACATTGAACGGGTGGGAAGCGAAGTTTCCGTGGATCACAAGAAACGTGATTTGAAAGGATTGGAATGGGATCAAGCTGCTGAGATTTGTGTGAAAACAACTAAGGAAAAAGGACGAGACCTGCTGACTTTGTCTTGCCACCCTGCGGCGTCCATTAGTGTGGCAGGCATTGAAACAATCCTTCAGGAGTGGGAGCAGATTGAGCGTTGGGTCCCGGACGTGGTGATTATTGACTACGCGGATATCTTGGCACCCATTTCGGCGAAGGATGATGTAATCGAGCGGATAAACAGGACGTGGATGGCATTGCGGGCGTTGTCGCAAAAGCGCTCTTGTTTGGTAGTCACTGCTTCGCAGACGAAAGCCGCATCTTACAAAGCCGAGACATTGGATATGAGTCACTTCAGCGGTGATAAACGCAAACTGGCTCATGTTACTGGAATGGTTGGAATCAATTCAACCCCGGCTGAACAGCGTGAGGGGCTGATGCGTTTGAATTGGATTGTCCGACGCGAAAGCGAGTTCGACCCTGAGAAGTGTGTGTATGTCGCGGGTTGTTTGGCAATCGCCAATCCTGCGATGAAGTCAACTTTTTGAGAATTTTGAGGAACTTTTGCAGATTCTTCCTTGCAAGGTGTTCTTGCAGACGATATAAAGATTGTAGTGTTTGATTTTCCATTTCTTGTTTTTGAGGAGTTT